GTGGCTCGGTAGTGATATCGAGCACGTGGCTCCCCTGCCGGCTTGAGGGGGCCCTAGGTTAGTACCGGGGATGGACTCTGAGCGTAGCTCAGCCCCAGACCATCCCGACTTGACGGTACATTTCCTGGGGAAAAGAGTAGCCAGGGTACGTAAGACGTACCTGTTATCTGGAAGTTCACCAGGTAACCTAGTTAAGTGCTACAACAATACGATACTAGGTATGGAACGCGCTCTAAAGGAAAGGTTATTCTATATCCCAGCCGGTGACGGCTGGGTTCCGAGGCCAACCCACGAGCGTGGATATGTCCTATCAACACTCTCTGAGTCCATTTTGGCCCTCAAGAACTTCTCTAGGAAGACTCACCCCTTAGATAGGCTAGAATATAGTCTAAGCTTCGGTGGTCAGAAACAAAAGAGATATTTGAAGGCATCGGAGAGTCTTGGCAGGACCGGTATCCTGAGAAAACATGCAATCCTGAAATTCTTTATGAAGTTCGAGGCGTATAACCTGCATGTCAAAGGGAATCCAAGTCCCAGGGGCATAAACCCCCCCTCTGACGAGTATTTGGTTGAACTGGGTAGGTATATCAAGCCCATCGAGAAATTGATATACAAGGCTCTCCGCGAGTTGTTTGGGTTCATAGTAGTTCTCAAGGGATTCAATCAACAACAACGCGGTAGAATCATAAGCGATTATTGGAAGGAATTCGATGACCCAATAGGTATAGCAGCAGATGCCAGTAAGTTTGAGCAATCAGTGAGTGCAGAGTGTATTGAAGTGGAAAGACTTGTATACTCTGCTTATTACAGCGACAATGTCGTTAGTAAGCTCATGGGGTGGCAAAAATCTTACAGAGGGAAAGGCAGTACGACGGATGGATATCTGTCATTCAAAATAGGCGGTGTGAGGGCTAGTGGTATGCCAAATACCGCACTAGGTAACTGCTTGTTGTCATGCCTAATGGCGCACACTATATTTCGGATTTTAGCCATTAAGCGATACAGGTTCGTTTGTGATGGTGATGACGTGCACTTTATCATGGAAAGGAGAGATTCTGAACGGTTCAGGGATTATGCCCGAACGTATTATCAGAGGCTAGGCTTTCGGATGAAGATGGAGCACACTGTAGATGTGCTAGAGCACATAGACTTTTGCCAGTCAAGACCAGTTAAGGTCAACGGAACCTATCTTATGGTGAGGAATGTTATTAACGCTTTATCCAAGGACAGTCTTGCTAAGAAACCACTTGATAACCGGAAGGTGTTCTTGAGGTGGATAGCGGCTGTCGGAGAAGGTGGCTTGTCAATGACTGGGGGAATCCCAGTCATGCAAGAGTATTACTCGTCATTGATTAGGTCTGCGTGCGGAGCTCGCCCATTGGTTGGGGATCCCGTGCAATCCGATTACGATCGTGGTCCCAAAATGTTCAGGGAGTACGAATCGGTGTCGGAAGAGACAAGGTATAGCTTTTGGCTCGCTTTTGGTATCTATCCTGATGACCAAAGAGCAATAGAGAATTATTATAGAAGGTTCTCTCTTGTTTTTGGGGTCTGTGAGGAAGAGCTAGTGGACTACCCTACGCTCCCGTGGTAGGGTGGTCCACGAACGCAGGACTTTAAATGGTGAGTGATGACACCACGTGGTTCGAAATTACTGTCGCACAGGGTTAAGGTGCGGCTAGGTGGTAGGAGTTTTGCAAATAAAAATGTCATGAGCTTAATCAAATAATGGAACAGCCTGGTTGGTGACCGTGCTGAGGCTCTTTATCTGCGGCCAAGGGAAAACGACATTCTCCTCAAGGGATTGGTATCCTTTCTTAATCTATTGGGTCTGGCGAAGTAATTGACCAAAACGGTTTCCGTAGTAATCAAAATCTCGAGAGACTGCACGGCTCTTCCTGAAAGGGTTTTCGTCCGATGTACAGTCCCATGGGCATGTGGTATCCAATACAATGCCAACAAAGAATAAGAAATCAAAATCTTCACAGAAGAAAACTGTGGTGATCTCTGACCCCAGAGTTAAGCAACTTGAACAACAAGTAGCTAAATTGAAGGTTAACAAGAAGAACACGCCATTTGCTGATGTAGGCGGTCATCTTGGGAATATGTTTGGTCTTAAGAACTTGGGGAGGACTGCCGGTGGATTCATCGGAAAAATCCTCGGATCAGGAGATTATACGACCAATTTTCCAAGCGTTCAAGAAAATCAACTCACTGCGCAAGTTCCTGCGTTCATGGGGGATACAGTTATCACCCACAGAGAGTTTATCCAGGATGTCATTTCCTCCCCAACTGCAGGAGCATTTACTTCGCTTACGGGACCTCTCAATCCAGGCCAGCCTGCTTTGTTCCCTTGGCTGGCTACGATTGCGCAGAACTATGAGGAGTATGAAATCCTCGGAATGATTTTCGAGTTTAAGTCAATGTCTGGTCAAACCACATCCTCGAGCAATACAGCTCTTGGTTCGGTGATTTTGGCTACATTGTATGACCCAACCAAACCAGCATTTGCCACAAAAGCAGAGATGGAGAACTATGAGTTTGCACAAAGTTGCAAGCCAAGTGAATCCGTCATGCATGCCGTAGAATGTAAGAAAGTATTAACTCCGGTTAAGAGTCTGTATGTCAGAACAACGCCATCGAGCGCGCTCACTGATCTCAGATGGACTGATTTCGGAAACTTCACTATTGCGACAGTGGGATTACCAGGAACTAACGTAAATGTTGGTGAGTTATGGGTGTCCTACAAGATTGCTTTGAGGAAGCCGCGTTTACCAGCCACTCCAGGAGGGTATATCGCTCAGTACTTTGCTGAGAGGACAGGTG